TATTATTCCACCAATAAAAGTTGTAAGAAATGCCGAGAAGAAAGGAAAATTTCCACCACTTAGATATAAAGTTTTAAACTTAAATATATTTAAAAGACAAGGTATAAAAACTGGATTAAAATTTCCAGATAGAATGAAACCAGCTGAACATATAAGAAGGGCGCATATAAGAAGGGTTAATGGAGTTACCATTCCCGTTAAGAGTTCAATAATAAATAAAAACATTGGCAGAAAGATAATTAAGGATTATAATTTAATAGATTAGATTTTGGGGCGATACTTCCTTTTCTTCCTTTGGAACTTAACCAGTCGCCCCACTTTAGGCTTGTAAAAAGTATTATCAATAGTAAACTAATTGGAAATGGCAAAAGCACAAAAAAAATTAGCAGAAACCCCCAAACCACCTTTAAACGAAATTGCAAGTTCTGAGGATAATTTATATCTAAAGGGCACAATCATTCCTTATAATCCAGATAGTCTTTTAGGCAGAAAAGGTTTTCCAATTTATGACCAAATGAGAATAGATGACCAAATAAAAGCTTGTCTTACATTAAAGAAATTTGCCACATTAGCACCCAATTATGAAATTGTCCCAGCCTCGAATGATGAACAAGATATAGAAGTTGCTGATTTTGTACAATTCGCCTTTGATAAAATGCAAGGCAGTATTATTGATTCTGTTTTAGAAATTATGACTGCATTAGATTATGGATATTCAATAACAGAAATTAATTATAAAGAAATTACAACTGGGATTCATAAAGGAAAGATTGGATTAAAAAGTTTAAAAACAAAACAGCCTTATTATTACAGATTTGCTGTTGATGAGTTTTCCAATCTATTAAAAAATGGTGTTGTTTATGATAAAGGTGGTAAAGAAAATTATTATCCAACAAGTAAGTTTTTAATATTTAGTTATCAAAAAGAATTTGGAAATCATTATGGTACATCCGATTTAAGACCAGCTTATCGTGGTTATTGGAGTAAAGATGTATTAATTAAAATGTGGAATATATATTTAGAAAGATTTGCCAATCCAACAGTAATAGGAAAATATAAATCTAATGACCCATCGGGTAGAACAAACCTAAGAAATATTTTAGATAATCTTACATCAAAAACTTCCATTACTCATAGAATGGATGAATATGATATTGGCATTTTAGAAAGTACCCGTTCATCAACTAATGATTTTAATTCAGCTTTAAATTTTTATAATAAGGCTATTGCACGTTCAATTCTAATTCCAGATAGATTAATGGCAGAGGGAGATACAGGGGCTTATTCACAGGCTAAAGTTCACTTTGATGTTTTTTTATGGGTAATTCAAAAACTTAGACAAGATATAGAAGAAACAGTAATGAATGAACAATTAATTAAAAGATTGGTTTCATATAATTTTTCTAATGTTCAAGAGTTACCCAAATTTGTTTTTAACCCAATGACTGATGACCAAAAAATAGAATTACAAAATTTATTTGTAACAGCCGTAGAAAAAGGGGTTGTTATACCAACACTTGAAGATGAAAATGTTTTAAGAAGGCAATTAAATTTCCCAGAAAAAGATTTAGAAAAAGAAACTGAAGAAACCGAAATTGATGAAACCCCAGATGAAGAAGTTATAGAAGAAGAAGAAACTGTAACAGCAAATAAATATTCGCCAGTAGATACAAAACCAACTGAGGCAATGAAAGAAGAGGCTGAAAGAGGACTTGCTTGGAGAAAAGAATTCAATAGAGGTGGTACAGCAGTTGGGGTAGCAAGAGCAAATCAATTAAGTAATAGACAAAATTTAAGTGTTGATACGGTAAAAAGAATGTTCTCCTATTTTTCAAGGCATGAAGTAGATAAAAAAGGAAAAGGATTCAATAGGGGAGATGATGGATATCCAAGTGCTGGAAGAATTGCTTGGGCATTATGGGGCGGAGATGCAGGTTTTAGTTGGAGTAGAAGAATTGTTAATCATTTAAAAAATCATTCGGAAGATTTTGATAGAGATGCAGGATTAAAAAACAAAGTAGAACAACATAATGAAAAATATGGGGATACAAAAACCAAAAAAGCAACATTAGGTATGCTTAAAAAAGTTTATGATAGAGGCATAGGGGCTTTTAATACGAATCCAGCAAGTGTAAGAAGTACAGTAAAAACAGCCGAACAATGGGCAATGGCAAGAGTAAATAGTTTTTTAGCGGCTTTAAGAACAGGAAGATTCAGAAGTGGAAGGCATGATACAGATTTATTTCCAGAAGGACATCCATTAAGAACAGAACAAAAAGAAAATACTCATAAACATTTTGCTAAAACATCTGCAGAAAAAAGAGTGGACTTCAAAAAAATTGAAAGGTCATTGGATAGATTAGATAAAGAATTTGAAGAAGAAGTGCATAAGGTTATGAGTAAACAGATGGAGGCAGTTCAAACTTATGTGCGTAATAAAATGGATAAAAATGAATTTGATTTTACTGCAATAGATAACCTAGATTTAAAATATAAACAAGATTTAATAAAAGTATTTGAAAAAGGATATACCGATTCTTATACAATTGGTAGAAAAGAGGCTAGAGAAAGTTTACCAAAAAATTTCCTTAAAACTAAAATTGGTACAGGTATTCTAACATCTGGTTTTACTAGATATTTCAAATCAAAGGCTAGGTTAGATGTAAAGAAGATAACAAATACATTGACTAATAATATGTCAACAATACTTTTGGATTCTCTAGTGAAAGGGAAATCAATTCCTAAGACTACTATAGCCATACAACAAGGATTCAATCCATATATAGCAGATGGTACAGAGATATCTGCAAAAACTGGAAAGGTTATGACTGGATATAGAACAACAGCAATTGTACGAACAGCCAATCTTGGAGCATATAATTATGGTAGGAGAGAAGTGGGAGATGATAAAGATGTAAAAGATTTTATTATTGGATATCAACTTTCAGCCGTACTTGATAATGAAACCAGCGAAGTATGTGAATTGGTTGCAGAAATTGAGCCACAAATTAGAAAAGAAGATGAAGGATTATTAAATGATTTAACTCCACCATTACATTATAACTGTAGAACAATTTTAGTTTTTATGACTAAGGATGATTTGCCTGTAGAATGGAGTGATGAGGCTGATTTACAAGAGATAATAGAATTATCAGGAATGACCGAATGACCAATGTACAATCCCTAGCTACTTTGGATGACGCAAAAAAATTTATACAAACATTAATAAAAACAGAGGCACGTTGTTGCAAATGCGGCAAACTTCTGGCAAAATATAATAAGAATGGCTTGCTTGCGGGAGAAGTTAAGTGTAATCGTTGTGGTTACATTCAAACATTTTAAAAATGCCATTTGTTGAAGAACACGCAGGTAGGTTAATTGACCCTAAAGAATTTAAAAACTTTAGGAGAAAAGAATTAGCAAATGGTGTGGATGCTATTTATGGCATTAGGTCTAATGGGAAAACGGAAATACAATCTCTTAGATTTGATTCCTCGAAGTTCACAGAAACTCAAGCAAAAGCATGGATGAAGGATAACAACTTTAATCCAATATTATTTGAGCCAAGTATTGGCAGGGAGAATAAAATGGCAGAAGATTTAAAACCCAATGAAGAAGAAGTTGAGGTAAAAGAAAAAGAGGATAAAGAGGAAGAGAAAGTTATGGAAAAGGATGTCTATGCAACAGCAGAAGAGGCTGAAAAACGTGCCGAAGAAATGGGTGGAAAAGGCTCCCATGAAATGAAACTTGTTGTAGAAGATGAAGAAAAAGTTATGTATATGCCATTCCCTACACATGATGAATATGAACAAGCCTTAAAAGAAGAAGAAGAGGCAAAAATGGAAGAAGATAAAAAAGAAGAGAAAATGGAAGATGATAAGGAAGAAAAAATGAAAGATGATGATGAAGATGAGGATAAAGAAAAATATAATTCTCAACTTGATTGTGATTGCCCAGAAAATAAACCAAATTGTGATTGTGATAAAACAGAAACTTCTGCTAGAAATCATAATGTGGAAACCACTTTTAATTTAGAAGGTGTGGAAATATTTTCCGAAGGCATTTGGAATGGCGATGAATATACAAAAAAAGATTTAAACTCAATGGTAGAAAATTTTGATGAAACAGGATTTCAACCACCATTGAAATTAGGACATAATGAAGAGCAACCAGAAATGCTGGATGGGGCACCTGCACTTGGTTATGTAGATAAGATTTATATAGATGGTAAAAAATTACTTGCCAATTTTGTAAATCTACCAAAAAAAGTTTATGAGGCAATAAAAAGAGGAAATTATAAAAGAGTAAGTTCCGAAATTTATTGGAATTATAAAAGTGATGGCAAGAGCCTTGATAGAGTTCTTAAAGCTGTTGCACTTCTAGGTAGTGAAATACCAGCAGTAACTAATTTGGAATCTATTTCTGGATTATATAATAAAAATGCTGAATTCAAATTTTACCTAGAAAAGGAGAATCAGGATATGGACACAGAAAATAAAGTGGACATTAAAGAATTTAAGAATTTGCAAGAACAAATTGCAAAACTTAAAGAAGAGAAAGCAGTTACTGAAAAGGAATTAAATGATAGGAAAATTCAGCAAAGAGCTGAAAAAATAGCCGCATTTGTTTCATATCAAAAAGAAGTTGGAAAGGTACTACCAGCTTTTGAAAAACAGTTAGTTGCTTTATTGGAAACTACAAATGATGAAAAGGT